TTGGCTGATACAAAAGTTTGTTTGTTGACTTTGTAGAGGCGAGATTCAATAACAAAATAAGTATGTAGAAAGCTATTCGGCAATCCGTCTGGACAGGGGTTTGACTCCCCTCACCTCCACCATAAACAAACAATTAAGTCGATACGATAAAGTGTCGGCTTTTTTGCTTTATATAGGCAAAAACAGCATAAAACGGTGATATTATAGGCATTTCTGCATTAAATATAGCCGTTTAAGGCTCTGTAGGGTAAAAACCTATTTTCAGTCTTATAACGGAAGTTTATATAATAAATAAATCGTTAAACTACTACTTATTATATAAAAATATTTATCTAGATATGCCTATAGCATTTTTCAAATTTACGTATAGAAATGGCGTGACAAACGTGACAAGCGTGACAAGACTAGTCGAATCAACTAAAAAACAGGCTTTTACACCTGTTTCTATATCATTTGCAGCATAAATCTATTAAAAACCATATTTTCATAAAACGTGACAGCACGTGACAAGGCGTGACAAACAACAAAAGCTCCGGAACTTAATCCAGAGCCTTTTTAATTTCTATGCCGTTTTTGAAGTGAAAAGTAATTGTTTTATCATTATTTACCACGCATTTTTCAATAGTTAAGTTGAAGAGTCTATCGTCAAAAGCAAGATTGATGCTTGGAGCAATCTTTAATTCCTTAATAAAAGCCCTAAGTTTGATTGCTCTTAAATCTCTATCCACTTGAAAGCGTATCAGTTTATCCAAATCGGATTGTAAAGAATTATAGCGTTTTGCAAGTTCCACATAATGATTCATGTATTCTTCAATGTCTGATTCTTTCCTTGCATTATCTTGGATGTGTTTGTCCACTAGTTCCGAAACCTGATGCATTTCATCCTTTATATCCTGCATTTGATTTTTATAATCTACATCCATCAGTTCTTTAATAACTAGTTCAATGTCTTCAATGACACTATCCCTAATTTCCATAATCTCAGAAAAGGCTTCAAGGTATAACTTTTTCACTTTTTCTTCCTCCACAAAACCAGTTGAACATTTTTGATTCTTGTCTTTGTATTTGTTGTTGCAACGCCATATAACTTTTCGATACTTGTCGGTGGAGTGCCAAACCTTAGGTCCGTAAGAGCAACCGCAATCTCCACAAATAAGTCTAGCGGAAAGTGGTGAATCATAAGTTTTAAAAGGAAGGTTCTTTCTTCGTTCTATTTCTTGTTGCACTAGTTCCCATTCATCGGGATCTACAATAGCAGGGTGGGAGTTTTCAACATAGTATTGAGGGACCTCGCCATTATTTACAACTTGTTTTTTTGTTAGAAAATCCACTGTGTATTTCTTTTGAAGACGTGCCGAACCTTTATACTTTTCATTGCTTAAAATTGAAGTAATGGTAGTGTAGGTCCACTTTTCTTTACCGGCAGGAGTGGGGATCTTTCTTTCCATCAGAATCCTTGCAATGGAAGAAGGAGATTTTCCGGAAAGAAAATAAGCATAGATTTCTCTAACTAGTTTTGCTTGTTCCTCGTTGATTTTAGGAAGACCGTCTTCACCTTTGTCGTATCCTAAGAATTGAGCGTAGGGGAGATAAACATTTCCGTCTTGAAAAGATTTCCTTTTTCCCCAAGTTACATTAGAAGAAATGCTTCTGGATTCTTCTTGAGCAAGAGAAGATAGAATAGTAAGCATAAGTTCGCCTGCAGAATCAAGGGAGTGGACATTTTCCTTTTCAAAGAAAACGTCTATTCCTTTTTCTTTTAACTTTCGGATGGTGGAGAGTGTATCCACGGTGTTTCTTGCAAATCTGGAAATAGACTTTGTAATAATGATATCTATTTTGCCATCAAGTGCATCGTTAATCATTTTGTTGAAGCCTTCACGCTTTTTGGTAGAAGTTCCTGAAATACCATCGTCAGCATAAACCTTTACAAATTCCCAGTCGGGATTGTTTTTAATGGTTTTCTCGTAATAATCTACTTGAGCATTATATGAAGAAGTTTGTTCTTCGTGATCGGTAGATACTCTTGCATAGGCTGCAACCTTTTTCTTTTTTAAAGCATCTAAGGATATATGTGTATATGGGTTAATAGTAGAAGGAATTACTGTAACTGTTTTAGCCATTTTCCGTCATCTCCTTTCATTTTATTTTTGTTGTTTTCTAAAGCTCTAATTCTTGCTTTTTCTTTCATTTCCGGAGTCCAGGATTCGCTTCTGGATTTATATTCCCAATGGTATGAAAAGTCCTGTTCATTCTTTAAATGCACAACAAGGGCATTATCTTTGCACACTTTGATGTTTTCAACTTCGGCAAGGAATTTATCCTCCCTGTATTCATCAAGCAACAGCGCTCGTTTAACGGCTTCTTTTAGGGCATATTCGGGAACAGATTTAGAAGCACAATATGCTTTACCTTTTTCATCGTAAACACGGCATTGCCAAATAATATCTCCATACTTTCTTACCTTTCTTTTATAGTGACTACCGCAGGTTCCACATAGAATTTTACCGGTGAAAGAATAGGTAGAAGTAGTCGGTTTTGTAATACGTTGTTTTGATTTAAAGATTTCTTGTACCTTTTCAAAATCTTCTTTAGAAATAATTCCTTCATGGGATTCTTCAATATAATATTTTGGCTTTTCACCATTATTATGTAATTTCTTCTTTGTAATGTGGTCAACCCTATAAGTCTTTTGCAATATTCTATTTCCGGTGTAGTATTCGTTTGTTAGAATTTGTCTGACACTGCCTTTGCTCCAATCAGAGCCGTTTCTTGTTGTGTAACCTTGTTTATTTAAAGCGTTTGCTATTTTTTGAACGCCATCTCCATTTAAGTAAAGATTGTAGATTTTTCTTATAACGAAAGCTTCATCTTCAACAATAGTAAACTTTTCATTACCTTCAACTTTATATCCGTAAAGTCTGGTACCCCAGCCAATGCCGCTTTCAAAGTTTCGTTTTACTCGCCATTTCATATTCTCGGAAACCGATCTAGATTCTTCCTGAGCGTAAGATGCAAGAATACTCATAAGAAGCTCTCCACCGAAAGAAATGGAATGAATATTTTCTTTTTCAAAATAAACATCAACACCTATATCTTTTAATTCCCGAATCGTTGAAAGAAGAGTAAGTGTGTTTCTTGCAAAGCGTGAAATGGACTTAACTAAAATTAAATCCATCTTTCCTTTTTTGGCATCGCTAATCATTCTTTGAAAGTTTTCTCTATTATCTTTGGTGCCTGTGATGGCTTCATCTGAATATACTTCCACAAATTTCCAATTCGGATGTTTTGCAATTTCGGTTTTGAAGTAGGATACCTGCGATGCAAGAGAATGCATCATTGCATCTTTTTCCGCAGATACTCTTGCATATGCAGCAACCTTTAATTCCTTGTTTAGATTATCTTGAAACTCGACTGTTTCAACTGTTCTGTCCATTGTCTTTTCCTCCTATGATTAAGATGTCATCGATTGTCCCATTTTCAAAAAGTTTGATAATGTAGTCAACCGACTCGTTTTCCGACCAGTGGAGGGAGTGCATATAGTATTCAAGAAGGAAATTGATACCTTCCTTATGAATCCCTTTTTCCTCCACCAGTCTTTGTAATTTCGCCTTATTTGATTCCATTTTAGAAATCCTCCTTTTGTATTATTTTGGCTGTACTATATATCACTCTAAAAGGGATTTATATCAAGTCATTTGCGACAAATAAATTATTATTTTTTAAGCCGTATTTTTTACTTAAAAGAATAGCTGCGTCATTGAAATCTTTACCCGTAATAAGAGACTTTTCTTTTAAGTTTCGCAGCATTGAAAGTGATGCGTTAAAAGCAAGAAAAGAAGTTGATTTAAACTTTTCTAAGTGATTTTTTGTAGCATTCACGACAGCAGAACTTTCTGTTTTTGTTTCCATAGCTAATAAACTCCTTTCCGCAATATTTGCAGGTTAAATGATAATAGGCCTTTTTGTTTACAAGATATAAATGCGAATTCCAATAAGCGTTTCTGCAAGTATCGGAACAAAACTTTTTATTCTTGTGACCTTTATTTGTGGTGAGTGATTTTCCGCAATTCATACATTTGATTGTTTGCGGTAATCTATTGTTGTGTCTTCTGAAATAAGACTTGACGGTGTTAAAAGGAATGCCGGTTATTTTGGATATTTCCATAGGCATTTTTCCTTGTGCTCTTAAAGAGCAAATAGTATTTCTTTCTTTATCTGTCATTGGTTTTAACCTCCATAATTTTTGATTTGTTGGCTTTTTATAGCCTATTTGAGTAATTGTTGCATCCGCCTTTATAAAGCGAACATGTTGCCTAATTGGGCCTCTGAAAAAAATTTCAGTCGTTTAACGAATAGGGTAATATTCCCCCTTTGATTTCGAATTTTTATGTATAAAACCCCAGGCCGGTGTCCGCTTTAATAGTTGTAGAGATTTAGATCCCCCCTGGGGGTCTCTCCCCAGAAATATTAATATCTAGGGAGAAAAATATTTTTATATTCCGTGACACGTGACAAATGTGACATGTTAATCACTTTCTTTTTCATTAACATAATTTGCATAGAAATGATTGTTTGTAACATATGAGGCGTGTTCCATAAACCATTCATAATCACAGTCGATTTCACCATTACTAGCAAGTAACTCTTCATCGGCTTTTGTTATTATTTTTGAACGAAGAGAGTACACAATATCCTCTAATGCATCCATTGTTTCAAAAACACTATCGGAAGGAACGCCTTCAACGTTATAAATAATTACATTATCTTGAAGCAAACAAAGTCGTAATATTGTTATGTCGTCTTTTACTTTGTTAATATAAATATTGATTTTGTAATTATCGTTAATGGTCTTAGTAAAATCTGCATTTGAGACAATATTATGACCACTCTTTAAATCTTTCCAAATTGCTATTTTTTCTTTAAGCATAATTTTAAATTTCTCCTTTAATTTATTGATTTGCTGTTTGATTTAAACTACTTGTAAATACAGCAGGATTTACTAAATAGATCTGAGATTGCTTGTTTGATTCCTGTTTTTGCTGGATGTATCCGTAATCGGAAAGTCTAGTTATAACAGGAACTAGTTCATCAACTTTTTTAAAGCTTCTACATGTTCGCATTAAGTCACGTTTGTTAAATTCGTGAAGATTATTTTTCTTAATGTTAGAGATGACATATTCACATTGCTTGTTAATTGGATCTATACCCATAAGGGAGTGTGCTGCTTTAGCATGTTCAGTAAAATATTTACCAATTTTGATAGCACGTTCTACATGGGTCTTTGAAACCGTCATCATAGTATTTGAGTTTAAAAAGTAGTTAGGACTTTTTTGATCCATTCTTGCAAGAATGCCTGAAATTCTAAGTACGTTACCTACGATTTTTCCGCACCAAGATTTAATTTCTTGGTTTTCACTAATCATTGCTTTTTCATTTTCATCAAAGTATTCTTCAAGAAGGTCACTTGCGTCTTGCATTAGATAAATGGTAGTAGGTTGAAAAGATAAGTCGTCTTCTTCAGCTAACAACTCTTTTATTTTTTCACAATATGCTGCAGTGATTTCAGTTGGAATTGCACTAGTTTTATATCTTCTATATCCAATCATAGAAGTGGGTATGGTGTATAAAAATCTAGAAGTTAGACCTTTACCTTCAAAAGTACAATTTTGCATAACATTCGTTAGAACAGAAGGTTGAACGGAAAGAAGAATAGTAAGAGTTGGATTTGATATTAATTCACCAGGTCTACCTATTCTATCTACTCTAATAGAGTCACCTGAGTATGCTTTCAGTAAAACATCGATATTAACGTTCTTGTTATACATACCGGCAAGCACATCAAAGATGCCACCTTCTGATGAAACAACGGTTGTTTTACCGCCATTATCCGAGATAACGGACGTTAACTTTTCAGTAGTGATATCATCAACGTATAACTTTTTAGGTATGTTTTCTTTGAAATCTGCAATTTCTAAAGCGAGTTCTTTCATCTCTTCTTTAGTCTTTTTGCCTTTAACATATAATGATTCAAAGCTTTTCTTTTTACTTTCTAGTGCTTGCTTTGCCATTTTGCTGAATTCAAAAGTTGCAGCATGAGTTTTGTTATAATCAACCTCATATTCAATTAAAACTTTTGTCATAAGCGATATAATGGCAGATTTTCTTTCACTAGGCTCTGCTATAATTAGAGTGTAAAGATTAAGTGGTTCTTTCCAATCTAATTTTGCTTGAACACTATAACGACCTTGCATACATAAAGACATAATTGCAAGAGAAGAAGTTGCGGCCATGTCCACTGGTGTTTGTGTTGTTTCGCTAACAGCTTTAACATAATCGGCTATTATTTTTGGTAAAGCATCTACTGGAAATGCTGGAAGATTTATCTTCTTAAAAGGAATAGGATCATCCCACTTGATTTCAGTTGAATTATTATATTCTTTTGGAGCTTTATAGCTGGGATTAGTAACAACGTCCTTTTTATAAAATTTAGTTGCACTTTTCCAAATGGTATTTAATTCATCTTTATCTAGTGACGGATTACATCTTGTTGATGCTTCACGATACTTTTCTTTTGCTTCTTCACTAATTCCGTATCGCACAATTAGGTTACAAGCAATTTTATGCATTGTATCATTGCGACTACCGGCTGGTATTTCATTTGACTTTTCATCATACTTTTCAAAAGATTTTTCTTCATAGATGGTGTTGATAAAATCATCAAACATCATATTTCCTTTGTGTATAAATACTTCGGCATTAGGATTTCCAGCCATGAAGTGAGCAATGTCTTTTGCTTTTTCATCAAAGAATCCAAATAACTCTTGAGCTCTTTCATGAAGCCTTTTATATTCTTCAGGGCTTGTTATCTTGTTAATAACAAAACCAACGTGTCCTCTAGGCCTTGCGCTAAATGTTTTACCACCTTTTCCTTTTTTCTCCTTCATATTAGATTTACTAGGGGAGTAGAAGAAGGTGCAATCCGAGAAAAGTTTTTCAAGAATAGAAAAATCTATAAAGTCTTCTGGATTATCGCTAAAATCATTATCGCAATCTTTCATTAAAAGGTATGCCTCTTCAAAGTTAGATGAATCTCTATAATTGTTGGTGTATTTAGCTGCAACACAGTCGTGAGATAATGCTTTCTTTAATATTTCAATATCGTCAGTATCTATCTTGTTCGGATATAAACAATTGTTATAAACTTGTACAACGTTTGCTGAGTAAAATTTAAATGTTGCCATTATTCACACCTTCTTTGGATTTACTTGTCTCCTGCAACCATTTTTTATATTCATCAATAGGAATGATGATTCTTGTTCCAATTCTTATAGATGGGAATCCAGGAGTTTTTGTAAGTTCATATGCCTTTGGAATACTGATACCTAGTTGAACAGATAATTCCTGAACAGTCATAGTTGTCTTTTCCATATGTTTAATTCCTCCGTTTCATTGATTTGATTTCTTGAGATAGGCGCATTACCCAATTTAATTTCAAATACTTCGTTTCGTTAAACAAGCAATTGGGTTAAACTTGATTAAACGGAATGAAATTAGTTGAAACTAAATACGCCATTTCTCTTGATTTCGGTGTCATTTTAGCATATAATGATAACGGATAAAAGGACGTCTAAACGTTATCTAAATCGTTATAAATTCTGGGGTGATTATATGGCTTATAAATGGCAAGAAGAAAATGATTTTCCTATAGTGAAAAGAGAAAGATTAAGCTTTGCTGAAATTGGTGGAATAGGTCAAATTGTATATAAGATTGTTAAATATAAAAGATATGAACTTAGACATGTTAATGAGGATGAAGATTTCAATGGTGAAATGTATCGTCCTATTTATGGAGAAAAGCCAATAACATCAGTTGACTATGGAATGACTGGACTTGAGATACTTGCGTCTATTTGTAATTTGGCAAAAGAATATAACAAATTGCCGAGCCAAGATAATCCAAGAAGCAAAGAGGATTTAATAATAAAGTGGTGCGAAGAAAATTTTCATCCATATGATATTGATTCTTTATATGAAGCTTATAGAAAAATGGATAATGAAAATGAAAGATCCGAAACTCCAAACGAATATGATGGTTATTTCAAGAAAAAGGATTTTATAAGAGACATGCAAAATGTCTACAATGTATTTACTTTTTATTTTGCTTATACTGAATTGTGTGATGGAAGACCAGAAATGGCATATAATCTTTATAGCGAAGGATTTTATTTTGATACTTTTCCTTTTTTTGAAGAATATAAGTATGACGATTGGAAACAATATATTCCACCTAAAGATGAAGATATAAAAAAACCATCATCTCCAGAAGAACTTCTTAAAGAAATGATGGAAGATAGAGAAAACACAGTTGAAGCAAAACTAGTTAGTTTAGAGCATTTTAGAAAGAATGTGCTTAAAGATAAAAAAAGAATCTATCAACTAGTTTGTGATATGATTCCTGAAATTAATATGGTTATTAAATTTGATTCTAAAGCTTGTAAGGCTGAATTTACTGCAAATGTAAAATCCGTATTTGATATCTGTTGGTATACTATAGCTAGACTAGTTGCCGCACATGCACCAAGCCAGGATGAAGATATGAAGTCCGGCAAGTTTATCTGGGATCAAAGGAATATTGGTGTTTGTTTGAATTGTGGAAGATACTTTAATAAAAATAGCAATAGACAGTTATATTGCGATTATGATGAATGTAAAAGGGCATGTAATCGTAATAGACAAAAGGAATTTCAAAGAAGAAGGAAAGAGAAAATTTAAACTAGTTAGTGGATGATAGAGGGTGTCTAAAAGCATCCTCTATTTCTTTAAGTTGATTAAAAATATAAAAATACATTCACTTTTCAATAAAAAATCATAAAATTTTCTAAAAAAGTTTAACAAAAATATAGCAAAAAGTGTTATAATGTTGTATAATGTAAGTAATATGATGAGAGGACTTTTATATTATGATAGATGATTATTCAAAAGCAATAAAAGAATTACGTGAAAAGATGCTACTATCTCAAGTGGAATTTGCTCAGCTACTTGGAGTTTCTTTTGCGTCAGTTAATAGATGGGAAAATGGACAACATGAACCAACTATTAAAATCAAAAGAAAACTTAGAAGTTTATTCAAAGAATACGATGTGAAGGTTAGCTAATTTTTTTGCTATTAAACTTCCGATAATAAATAATTATTTGAAAGTGAGGAAACAATATGACTGAAGAAGAAGTGAAACTTAATTATATAACTCCTGCAATTGAAGAAGCTGGCTGGGCGAAAAAGCAAATTAGAATGGAATATTCTATAAATGCTGGAAAAATTGTTGTAAGAGGAAATGTCGCAAAACGTCTACCTAAAAAGAAGGCAGACTATGTTTTGTTTTACAAAGAAAATATGCCTCTTGCTGTTGTTGAAGCAAAAGACAATAATCATCTAATTGGTGATGGAATGTTTCAAGCACAAGAATATGCAGATAAACTTGATGTTAGATTTGTTTTTACATCTAATGGTGATGGCTTTTTGTTCTATGACATGAAGACTGCAGAGCAAAAGCAATTATCTCTTGATGAATTTCCATCTCCTCAAGAGTTATTTGACAAGCAATATAAAGAACAAATAGATAATTCAAAAGATTTTGAAACAATCATTAATACTCCATATTACTTTAGTGAGGAGTCATTTGCTCCTAGATATTATCAAAGAATAGCTATTAACAGAACAGTTGAAGCTATAGCAAAAGGTCAAGATAGAGCTTTGCTTGTTATGGCAACAGGAACAGGTAAAACTTATATGGCTTTCCAAATTATTTGGAGATTGTGGAAGTCTGGCTTAAAAAAGAAAATTTTATATTTAGCAGATAGAAATATCCTTGTTGACCAAACAATCATTGGAGACTTTAAGCCTTTCAAAAACTCAATGACTAAAATCTATCACAAGAAAATGGATACTTCTTATGAAATCTATTTATCTTTGTATCAACAATTATCTGAAGCTGACAGTGATGATACTTTAGCAATTTTAAAAGAAAACTTTAATCCTGATTTCTTTGATTTAATCATTGTTGATGAATGTCATAGAGGCAGCGCAAGAGAGGATTCTAATTGGCGTAAAATATTAGATTATTTTAATAAAGCAAGCAAAATAGGTATGACTGCTACTCCAAAGGAAACAAAGGAAATATCTAACATTGATTACTTTGGTGAACCTGTTTATACATACTCATTAAAAGATGGTATTGAAGATGGATATTTAGCTCCTTATAAAGTTGTTAGATATGCTATTGATACTGATATTTATGGATATCGTCCTACAAGAGGAAAGACTGATAAAGAAGGTGACCTTGTAGAAGATAGAGAGTATGGGGTTAAAGATTTTGATAAAAATTTAGTTATTGATGAAAGAACTAAACTAGTTGCCCAAAAGATAACTGAATATTTAAAGAAAACAGATAGACTTGCCAAGACAATTGTATTTTGCGTTGATATTGATCATGCTGAAAGAATGAGACAAGCACTAGTTGATTTAAACCAAGATTTATGCGTAGATAATCATAAATATATAATGCGTATTACTGGTGACAATGATGAAGGTAAGAAACAACTTGATTACTTCATTGATAATGATAGTATTTATCCAACAATCGTCACAACAAGTAAACTAATGACTACTGGTGTTAACTGCCAAACATGTAAGAATATTGTTCTTGATAACATTTTTGGTGAGAATGGTATGTCTGAATTCAAACAAATTATAGGTCGTGGAACAAGAATAAAAGAAGATTATGGGAAGATGTTCTTTACTATTCTTGATTTTAGAAATGCAACAAGATTATTTGCCGATCCTAAATTTAATGGACCAGATGTTCAAAGTGAAGATTATGATCCAGATGGACATGCCGGCGAAACACCTGTATATGAGGATATACCTGATCCTAAAGATGTTGAGCCAAAAGAAAATGAAAAGAAAAAGAAAGTCTATGTCAATAATGTTGAAGTATCTTTAATTTCTGAAAGAGTACAATATTATGACAAGGATGGGAAACTAGTTACTGAAAGTTTAAAAGATTTTACTAGAAAGAATATCCTTAATGATTATGCATCTTTAGATGACTTCTTAACACTTTGGACTAGTGAAGAAAAACGTTCAGTTATTATTGAAGAGTTGGAAAGTAAAGGAATATTTATTGAAGAATTAAGAAAGTATTATCCAGCTGATGTTGATGACTTTGATTTAATTTGTGATATTGCTTATGGAATCAAGCCATTGACAAAGAGTGAAAGAGCTAAGAACACAAAAGTAAATCAAGTTCTTCAAAATTACTCAGACCAATGCAAAGAAATACTTGAAATATTACTTGATAAGTATTCAAATGATGAAATTGATGAATTAACGGATTCTAAGATATTAAAATTACCGGAATTTAGTGAATATGGAAGTCCAATGAAAATCGCTAAATTGTTTGGTGGATTAAATGGATATTTAAGTGCTGTCCAACAAGTACAAAATGCACTTTATGCTGTAGCTTAATGGAGGAATAAAAGAATATGGCTGTAACAAATTTAGTTAAAAGAATACAAGATATCATGCGAAATGACGCAGGTGTCGATGGAGATGCACAAAGAATCAGTCAGATGACTTGGATGTTCTTCTTAAAAGTTTATGATGCTAAAGAAGAAGAATGGGAATTCTATGATGAAAATTATAAAAGCCTTATACCTGACGAATTAAAGTGGCGTAATTGGGCAGTGGATGACCATAGTAACAATGTTATTACAGGCGATAAGCTTCTTGATTTAGTAAACAATCAGTTGTTTCCAGCACTAAAAAATCTTGAAATCAGTGAAGACACGCCATTGAAGCAACGTATCGCTAAGTACGTTTTTGAGGATGCTCAAAACTACATGAAGGATGGAGTCCTTCTAAGACAAGTTATCAATGTTATTAACGAGATTGATTTCTCTGAATACAAGGAAAGACATGAATTCGGAACAATCTACGAGACAATCTTAAAGAGCCTTCAATCAGCAGGTAATGCTGGTGAATTCTATACACCACGTGCTGTAACTGATTTTATGGTTCAAATGATTAATCCAAAACTTGGTGAAAGTGTAGCGGACTTTGCTTGTGGTACAGGCGGTTTTTTAACTTCAACTTTAAAATATCTTGAACCTCAAAAGAAATCTGCTGATGACGTAGATAAATACAACAATACGATTTATGGTATAGAAAAGAAGCCTATGCCTTATCTTCTTTGCATTACTAATATGCTTATCCACGATGTTGATGAGCCTAAAGTTTATCATATGAATTCTCTTGAAAAGAATGTAAGAGATTATAAAGAAGAGGATAAATTTGATATTATTCTTATGAATCCTCCATACGGTGGAAGCGAAAAAGATGCCGTTAAAAATAACTTCCCAGCTGATTTAAGAAGTAGTGAAACTGCTGACTTATTTATGGATGTTATTATGTACCGCTTAAAAAAGAACGGTAGATGTGCAGTTATCATTCCTGATGGTTTCTTATTTGGTGAAGATAATGCTAAAGTTGCTATTAAGACAAAACTTATCAATGAGTTTAATTTACATACCATTGTAAGAATGCCTCATAGCGTTTTTGCACCTTATACATCTATTACAACGAATATTTTATTCTTTGAAAACACTCATCCAACAAAAGAAACATGGGTTTATAGAATGGATATGCCTGAAGGGTATAAGAATTTCTCTAAGACAAAACCAATTGATATTTCGCATTTCAAACCAGTTATTGATTGGTGGACAAATCGTGAGGAACTAGTTGTTGATGAATTTCCTAAAGCAAAGAAGTATACAAAGAAAGAAATAGAAGATTTACATTATAATTTGGATTTATGTGGATATCCACATGTTGAAGATGAGATTCTTGAACCTAAGGATTTAATTCAACAATTCAAAGAAAAACGTGATTCTTATAATGCTGAAATGGAAAGAACACTGGCTAAAATATTGGAGTTATTAGATGAAGACAATTAAGAATTTAAAAGCTGATGAAATTCGTAAATCCATTTTTCAATTAGCTATTCAGGGCAAACTTGTAAAGCAAGATCCTAATGACGAACCTGCCAGTGAGCTTGTTAAAAGAATCTATGCTGAAAAACAAAAGTTAATTAAAGAAGGTAAAATCAAAAAGGATAAGAATGAATCTTATATTTTTAAAGGTGATGATAATTGCTATTATGAGAAGATTGGCAATAATGCACCTGCAAAACTTGAAGATCTGCCTTTTGATATACCTGATTCATGGACTTGGATTCGGTTAAAATCTTTTGCAAACATCTATAACGGCAATA